GATGCAGATAGCGTGGGCGTTCAATTGTTCAAAGGGCAAGCAACTGGCGACCCTAACTTGATTACTTTTGAACGAAACTCAAAAGACCCAAAATTTGTTGAAGGTTTAAATCAGCAAAATAAAGCGTTGATGGAAACTGCTAATGGGCTTAAAGAAAAAACTGCCCCTGATGTTTTTGCCCCTGATTACGTTGCTAATGCTGAAGGCGCAATTGAGTTTATTGACAGCAAAATTAAGCAAAACGAAAAATCTACTTCTGATGCTTACAAGAAATTAGATGAGTTGGGCGCTGGCAAGATTCAGGTTGACAGCAGATCGTTTGCTGAAAACGCAATGAAAACTCTGTCTGAAAAAGAAGATATTGACTTTTTGCCTAGCGTTATCAAAAACAAGATTGAGACTTACCAAAACGGCAAGCCGATGAACTTTGCCCAATACGAAAACTTACGCACACAGATTGCGCGTGAGACTCGTAAGGCACAAAAGGCTGACGATGGCAATGCTGTTCACGCTTTGACTTTGGTTCGTGGTGAACTTGAGAAGTTGCCTTTGATTGGTGAAACTGTTGAAGCTAAAGCGTTGGCTGACAAAGCTAGAGCCACAGCTAAGTCTGAGTTTGATCTATTAAACCGTGACAACCCTGCTTACAACAAAGTTTATGCAGACTTGGTAAATGGTAAGACAGACACTAAAGACTTTATTCAAAGTGCTGTGCTGCGGTCCAAAAACAAAGACTTTGCCAAGACGATGGAATTGTTTGATGACCCAACCGCTAAACAGCATCTACGTGCTGGCGCGTTGGATATCATCATTAAAGACGCAACAGACGCAAGCGGCAACTTTAAGCCTGCACGATTTGCCAAAGCAATTGAGAATCTTGAAGTAAACAAAAAGCTAGATGTGTTGTTTGGCGAAGAAGCGCAGACATTACGCAAAATTGCCCAAACAGGCAAGTTAGTTGAGGCTCGGCCTGCTGGTGCGTTTGTCAACGAATCAAACACTGCTGGTGCTTTGGTTGCTCAGTACGGGAAAAAACTTGCAGAGCAAACCCCTATTGTTGGTCGTTTTGTAGAACCAGCACGACAATTGCTGCAAGAACGATCAGCTAAAAAAGCTGTGGAAGAATCACTACGCCCAGGCGCTGGCGTAAAACTTAAAGACATTGGTAAGGAAAAATAATGGCAGTCAATCTATCCCCAATCGGTAACGGCTTTCAGTTCTTTACCACCACAGGCGTCCCGTTAGCTGGCGGGTATATCTATACCTATCAGGCTGGTTCCACAACGCCTGCTGCGACCTACACAGACTCTGCTGGTACGTCTAACAACACCAACCCAATCCAATTGGGCACTGACGGTCGTCCACCGCAAGAGATTTGGTTGACTTCTGGTTCTACATACAAGTTTGTGCTGACTGATTCATCAAACGTAGTGATTCAAACCTATGACAACCTTTATGGAATTATTGGTACAACTCCTAGCGTTTCTGCGGTTCCTGCTGGTGGAATCATCATGTGGTCAGGTTCTATTGGCAGCATCCCTAGTGGGTATGTTCTTTGCGATGGAACAAACGGAACGCCGAACCTAAAAGACAGTTTTGTGGTTGGGTCTGGTAGCACTTACGCAGTGGGAAACACTGGCGGCTTTACAAGTTCAGTCACAAGTAACGTTGGTACAAACTTGCCTTTGTACTATTCATTGGCCTTTATTCAGAAGACTTAACATGGCAACGATTGACAAAACCGATGCGCGGTTATCAACCCACGAAGAAGTTTGTGCTTTGCGTTATGAGATTATTAACGCTAGGCTAAAACGCATGGAAACAATCATGATCGGTTGTGCGGGTGCAATGATTATGAGCATGGGTGGCGCTGTGTTTGCACTGATAAACCATACATCGTGATGTGGACCCAATCAGCCTTCTCATGTTGGCGCAAGGTGCGGTTAGCGCAATCCGAACTGGTTGCCAAATGCTTAGTGAGGGTCGTGCTGACCTTGACAAGTTTAAGCAAACGGTTGAAGGCGGCATCGGTGATGCTAAAGCGATCATTGGAGAAGTTACTGGCCTATGGGGTTGGATTAAAGGACTTTTTAGTAAGCCTGAAGAAGTTGGAGTTGTTGCACCGCCAACAAAGCAAAAAGTCAAACAAGCCGAACTGACCTACGAAGAATTTCAATCGCAAAGTGTCCATGAGATTTGCGAGAACATGAAGGTTTATTTTGAGGCTATTCGTGCATTGCAATTGCATTGCCGTGAGTTGGAGAATGAATCGGCTACGACAGACAAAGTGGCATCTGCTGCGATTGACAGGATTGAGATTGAATGGCAGTTAAAGCAACTGTCAACGCAAGTTAGAGAGGCAATGGTGTACACGCCAGAGCATTTGGGCTTGCAAGATTTGTATTCTCGGTTTAACAAAATGTATGAGCAGATTCTTGAAGAACAAGAGTTTGCCCGTGAAGTCAAAGCGAAGAAAGATCGGGATAACGCATGGCAACACGAACACCGCAACGAAATAATCAAAGCCAAAGTGGTGTACGTGATAGCAATGGCAATCGGCCTAGCGGAACTGATTGGACTGTATTTAACGATATGAGAGAGTTTTGGTTCTGGGTTGCTATCGTCACGCTAATCATCTTTGGGTTGATGGGTTTGTCGTTTTTGGTCTTGTATCAAAGCAAACAATTGAAAAAAACCGAAGCTATGATTGTGCGGTTGGAGCAGCAGGAACGTAAAAAATTTGTGAAGGAACAGGACAATGAATGATCTACTCAATTTACTCAGGGGTATTGCGCCCACTCTCGCAACTGCTGTTGCTGGTCCTCTTGGCGGTGCTGCTGTTAGTGCCATTGCCAATCGCCTTGGTGTCGGAGAAACTGTGGAGGAAGTGGCAAAAGCGATTGCAGGCGACCCCGCAGCCGCAGCTAAGTTGCAAGAACTAGAGTTGGAATACGCCAAACTAGACGCTGCTGACCGTGATTCGGCTCGTAAGCGCGAAGCAGAAATTGCCACTAGCGCAACAGCACCTTGGTACAGCAAGATGGTTACGCCTGTGCTCGCAATCGGAATGTTTGTGCTTTGGGCGGCAGTCAACATTTTGCTTTTGAATCACAGCATCCCTGATGGTATGCGCGAGATCGTGATTCGTATGCTTGGCAGTCTTGATGCCGCAACAATGCTAATCTTGTCCTACTACTTTGGTAACTCACACAAGCACTGATATGCAACTCACACCTAATTTCTCATTGGAAGAACTCACACACACTGACCACCGTGAGTTTGACAACACGCCTAATGACGCTGAACTGGCTAACTTGGTGCGACTTGCTGACTTTTTGGAACAAGTAAAAGCTGTTTTAAAAGGCAAGCCAATCATGGTGAACTCTGCTTTTCGCTGTAAGCAAGTCAATGATGCAGTGGGTTCAAAAGACACCAGTCAACACCGAATCGGGTGTGCTGCTGACATTCGTGTGCCAGGCATGACTCCTGACGAAGTGGTTAAAGCTGTGATTGCGTCTGGCATCGGCTATGACCAAGTGATTCGTGAGTTTGACCGTTGGACACACATTTCTGTACCTAACACTGTTGCAGATAAACCACGAAAGCAAGCATTGGTGATTGACAAGGCGGGGACACGCGCTTTTTCATAAATAGTACACACTGCAAACGTCTAATGCTTGCATGAAACTCAAGCGTGTTGACATTCGCAATCCTGAGATACAGACGAAATTGTCTGTACTTCAGAAAAAGTGTCTTCCATTTGATACACCTTACGATACCAATTTTGGATACTGGTGGATTGTCTATGACTCATCCGATGTGTCATGCGGCTTTGCGGGTCTTGTTTCTAGTGTTCGCTGGACTGATTGCGGTTATCTGTGTCGTGCAGGTGTGCTACCTAGCCATCGTGGACACGGCGCTCAGAAACGACTTATACGCGCTCGTGTTCGGCAAGCCAGAGCGTTAGGCTGGAACTGGTTAGTGACTGACACATATCAAAACCCCGTATCGTCAAACAATTTGATTGCTACGGGGTTTACTTTATTTGAGCCTTCAAAGCCTTGGGGCGCTGACGGGACTCTTTACTGGCGACTAAACCTAAAGGGATGATATGCCTGCTCCACTTTGCAACGAAAAAGAGTTTATTGAGTTATGGCAAGTTTATGGTTCATCCGTAAAAATTGCTGAAGTTCTTGGTACATCTGATAGAAAAATAAACGCTCGGCGTAGGCGCATAGAACAACGTCTAAACATTTCTTTAGAAAACACAAGCCCACAAGCAAAGAAATACGAAGGTTATCACCAAGCACAAAAGAATCCAGCACGAACTCACATAGGGGTTGAAAATGGAACAGTTATTATTTTTTCTGACGCGCATTTTTGGCCTGGCATCCATAGCACTGCTTATCGTGGTCTTCTATGGGCTATTAAAGAGTTGCAACCAAAGGCAGTTATCGCTAACGGTGACGTTTTTGACGGTGCTTCCATCTCTCGTCATCCTCGGATTGGGTGGGACTCAAGTCCTTCTGTTATTCAAGAATTGAAAGCCTGTGAGTTGGCTTTGGGCGAGATTGAGGAAGCAGCCAAAAAAGCCCGTCACAACGTACATTTGGTTTGGACTTTGGGCAACCATGATGCTCGGTTTGAGAACCGCCTTGCTGCAAACGCACCGCAATACGAACAAGTTAAAGGGTTTTCCCTTAAAGATCACTTTCCAGCTTGGAAACCTTGCTGGTCATGTTGGGTGACAGACGAAGTGGTTGTTAAACACCGATGGAAGGGTGGCGTTCATGCTACCCACAACAACACCGTTAACAGCGGTAAAACGATGGTTACAGGCCATCTACACAGCCTTAAAGTCACACCTTACTCAGACTACAACGGAAATCGGTTTGGTGTTGACACGGGTACGTTGGCAGAACCAGACGGACCGCAATTCATGGACTACTTGGAGGACGCGCCTGTAAACTGGCGTTCGGGTTTCGCGGTTCTGTCATTTAAGGATGGGAAACTGCTTTGGCCTGAGTTGGTTCACAAATGGGCTGAAGGGCAAATTGAATTTCGTGGGCAAATCATCAATGTTTAAAGGACTAATCATGTACAAAATTGAAATTGACATTTCGGCTTGGGGTGGTGACGAGAAGGTCACGATTGAGACTTCCGACTTTGACAAAATTGAAATCATCCGTGAGTTCATTGAGTTCCAACAAGAAAACGGTTGGGCTGCTGATTACGACCACGTTGTTGATCTTGATGAAGAAACAGAAGAAGAAGAACCTTCAACTGTTTCTACATACGTCATCACAAAAATCGAAGACTAAATCTTTGGGTTGCTTGATTTCTTTTTGAGGTCAAGCAATTCATTGTGAGTTTTCTCAAAAAAGTCCAAGTTTGAAACGGCAAACTTTTTTAACCGTTTGATGATTGGGCGTTTTTCGTTAGGGTCAGGCCATGCAACGCCTGGCACTAGCGTTGTTTTGATTTGTTTAAAACGCCATTCACGCTCTTTCCTGCCACCATTAGAAGTTACCTGTTTTCCAGTTAACTCTATCAAATCAAGCGTTTGCAATTCCTTTAAACGCCTTGACACTTGATTGCTTTGAAGCCCTGTTTTGTCGGCAATGCCGTCTTTACCAAGTGGGCCAAACTGTTGTAAACACGCAACAATAATATCCATGTGTTGATTTGCCACGTCTTTGATTGATGCCGCCGCTTTGAAGCTGGTGATGGGGTCTGTCGTTCTCGCTCTGAAAAATTCAAACATATAGGTTCCTATGAGAAAAAGGGGCTACTCATCATTGGCAACTGCAAATTGCTGACTTTCGCCCCAAAAATTAAAAGGGGATCGAATCGTCTGCAAATTGGTTGCCAGCATTTTCTGCTGTTGGTTTATATCCATCCAATTTTGGCTCAAAAAGGTAAGCCCAACCTGACCAGCCGCCTTCAATCAATGGTAGTTGGTCAAGTTTCAACATCTGGCCCTTTTTAGTTTCAATGACGTTGCCGATGCGCTGATAACGCACTTTCTCTTGTCCGTCTTTTTGGTATGTGCCAGCTTTAACGGTTACTTCATAAATGATTGCCATTTGTTTTCCTTTGATTATTTCGTTGTGTTTTTGCATCTGCCCATCGGCAATTTTCTTTGCAATAATTTCCATTTACGTCAATTCTGTCCAATGTCATTTCATTTGGGCGTTCTCCCATATCTTTAAGAAAAATGTTGAAATCATCCCATTCGTTGCACACAGTGATTCCTCTACCGCCATAACTTTTGTATTTTTCTGTATTTTTCCCATAACAACGTCTACGCATAGAAGCCCAAGACATATATGTTTTGTCTGATTGGTTTTTTCCATGTATAAATTTTGTTGCTGATGTTTTTTCTGACTTTAAACAACCGCACGATTTTGAAATCTTTGATTTAAGATTTAAAGCTATAACAACAGATTTTGTTCCACATTGACATTGACAAAGATACGCAGTTCTTTTGATTTTTCGTTTTATGCCAACAATTACATCATCTGCTTTTTCTATAACAGTCCATCTTTCAAAAATTTCACCAATCATATTTATGTCCGTAAATTTTCAAGTTTTTCAACTTTTTCGTTAAGTTCATTTAAAAATTTCTGCACTTCTGTTTCAAGAGTTTTGATGTAATCATCATCTCTAAAAACACGTTTAACAAAAATTTGTAACCCTTCTGGCATTCTACTATCAAAACTTACAAAGTCGCACCATTCACGATCTGCACAAGCCATTTGCCATTGCATCTGGGTGTTGTATTTTGACGGCACTTTTTGATCTAACAATGTCTCAATGTGCGTTGATGTGTTAGGGCACTTGATCTCCAACATCCCTGCATCGCCTACCAAGCCGTCAGGAGAAGCGCCAGCGTCTTTAATAAACGGGTGAGGTATAAAGCCCACCTCATCCACTAAAACATCCCTGACGCCTTCATAAGCCGCCCGAGCCAATGGTTCGGTTTCTGTGCCCCATTGCATTGCAGAGTTGGTAAACGAATCTGCCTTGGTGTTGGTCAGGCGTTCGCAAACCAATTGAGCCAGGTAGTTGTCGCGGCTGGTGCTATAACCTGATTTAGTCTTTGCGATTACGTCAGCTACGCGACTTGCGGTTACTTTGCCAAGCCTGGCGTTGAACCATTCTTCTGTGCCTTGTTCAATCATTTTTTACCTCAATTATTTCTGGGTTAAGCAGTTTTTTCGCATATTCCAATGCTCTTTCTTTTGCTGTGTCGTAATAAAATGATTCAACGTAAACCCATGAAAAATTAAACCATTCCTTTTTTTCAACGCACCAACATCCACGGGGATCAAAAATTACTCTGACTTTCATGACAAACTCGCTTTCTTTGTGTCTTTAGCTGCAATCACTTTTTTCTGCCAGTTAGCGTCTGTGCCACAGGCTTTGTAAGCTGTCTGGTAAGCGGCTTTCAATGTGTCTTGGTCTGTTGCGTCTTGAATGGCAATCAAGTGGTCAGCCATTAGGTTTGAATCAACCGAAGGTTTGCGACTGGCTGCGTTGCCGTCATCATCTTCTGGCGCGATACCGCAAGCAGCCATTAAGCTGTAACGTCTTGCATACGTCAGTGCCGAACCATAACCCTGTGGGTCTTGTTTGCTGGCAGGAACTTGCAAGATGCCGCATTCAAGCATTTCGCCAGATTCGTGAATAAACACAGTCTCAATCATGATGCCAGTGGCGCAGTCGTAGCACTTTTGAATCATGGCTATACCGTTGTCGTTTAAAGCGTCAATGACGGCCTCAACGCAAGCAGACAGGTCAGCGTAGCGTGACTTGAAATGCGGGTTTGTAGCGGTCTTTAAAGCAGGGCCAAAGGCTTTCTGTGCTTTGACCAATGCGGTGGCGATGTTTTTCATAGACCCGTCCAAAGTAAGATTAAAACTGTAAAGCAAGCAATCACGTAAAGAACGTGCAACACACTGTCAAACAGTGGTTTCTTAGGCTTGGTGAGATCAAAGTGGGTTGTGTAGTTTGAGTGTTTCATGATTGGCTCGATTCGTAACGTTCAATGGCAAGATCAAGTTCGTGTTCTTTGGCCACTTGACGGCAATAGCGGTTGTATTCTTTTTCAAGTGCCGAGATGGTGTTTGCAGACATGATGTTGACAATTTCAAAATCACCGATGTAGACAAAGTGCAGATTGCCTGAGTAATCGTGAAAGTAACATTCAAGGGTTGCGTCTGTGTCGTAATCGCCAGTGGCGATGTACTTGGTGAGGTCGTCATGTTTCATAGTTGCTCCTAAGTTACCGTTTGCGTTGCGCTGCGGAATGTGTGTACTATAGCAAGTTTTCTAGACAAAATACAACAATGTAAAAATAATTTGCAAAGTGTTGCTTTTATGTCAAAAATTGTAGACAATGCTTTCATGGAACTTCAATCAATCATCAACAAGGTAGGCTCACAGAGTAAGCTTGCACGTCTGTTAGGCGTAAAAAGAACGACTGTCTGGCTGTGGAAAAAGAACGGCAAGATTCCTAAGTCACGCATCTGGCAGATCAAACTTAACCACCCCGAACTTTTAGAAAGTACAAAATGAGTTTTGCAGAAGTTGAACTAGACGTTATTCGTTGGTCAGAAGCCCGACAGATCATCCCTAACAGCACACCGCTTGCCCAAGCTAAGAAGGCCAAAGAGGAAGTGCAAGAACTGTATGACGCATTGGTGCTAAACGACCACGTAGCAGCCATTGATGGCATTGGTGACACGATGGTTTGCTTGATTAACGTCTGTGCCCTAATGGATGTGAACCTGACCGATTGCCTACAAGCTGCCTACAACGAGATCAAAGACCGCAAAGGTTTTTTAGGCAAAGACGGAATTTACGTAAAACAGGCTGTATAATTTTTTGAAACACGGCTAGGTTGGGAGTTGCTCCCCAACCGAAAAGAGTTACCCCTTCTCCTGCCGCCGTTTCTTCATTTAAGGGGTTGTTAAAAAGCGGGCTATGCACTACTACCAATTCCACATTGGTGACTACAAAAGTCACACCCATCATCTTTCTTTGTTTGAAGATTTGGCCTTTCGCCGACTTCTTGACCACTACTATCTTCATGAATTGCCTATTAAGCAAAGAGACATTGCTCGACAAATAGGCATGAGAGATCATGAGCAAGAAGTTCTTACAGTCTTGGAAGAATTCTTTTTATCAACTGAAAAAGGATACATAAATCCAAGGGCTGATGATGAGATTGCTAAGTACAGAAAGTTCATTGAAGATGGTAAGCGTGGGGCGGCTAAAAGGTGGCTAAAGGGTGACGATAGCCCCCCTATTGCTACCCCAATAGCAACCATTAACCATAAACCAATAACCATTAACCAAGAACCAATTATTAAAGAAGGTAAACCTTCTTTGTCGGGAACTACATTCCCGCCTTGTCC